ACAAGAACGGCATAGCAATTGATGATAGTGAAGAAAATATGCCGAGTAGTACGTACAATTGCTACGTAGGACTATACGGCGCCGCCAGTAAAAACTTTAGATATCACGCCAATAACACTATCGTAGATGGTGCCCAGCATTGGCTATCAGCCGGCAACAACATTGGTTTGGCAATGGCAATTAGCTTTGACCCCACTAAGAATCTCCCCTCATCGGGCAACGGCGGAGCAGTAGTGACTAACGACCGAACGATATATGATTCAATCGTCGTTGCAAAGAATAATGGCAAACCGGACTATTTCGATCCTGGCACTAACTCAAGGATGAGTGAGCTTGAATGTGCCCACATGCTAGTCAGAACACGGTACATCGACCAATGGCAAAAAGCCCGGGCAGCAATCAGAAGATGCTATCTAAGGGAGTTTACTAATCTCCCTGTTCGTTGTCTCAGTGGAGATTTTATGTTACATGCGGATCAAAAGTTTGTCATACACACTGACCAACGTGATGCATTACAGGCATATCTCATTGAACAAGGCATTGATGCTAGAATTCATTATCCCTATACGCTAAGTGAACTTCCCCTATCTAAACATGCTAATGTCATTTCAAAACCAGACTTGATAAGTACAAGTATTCATTTAGTAAGAGGTCTATTAAGTTTGCCTATTTACCCTGAAATGACGGATAGCGAACTTGAATATGTGATCAGCAAAGTGAGAGAATTCTATGACAAGTCCAATTAAAGTTCAGGCATATGCTGATGAGTTCCCATATAAATTAGTCGAATGGAAACTGCATGATAAATGCAACTTTAATTGTAGCTTTTGTGGTGATGAAAACAAGTTAGGTATTCTTGGTTGGTTAGACCTAGCCTCTAACAAGGCAATTGTGGATTCAATAGTAAAATCAGCAAAAGGATCCCCGCTTTGGATTCAGATAACCGGCGGCGAACCCACATTGTATCCAAATTTTATTGAGTTGTTAACTTATATTAAACAACAAGGCGCGATGATTGGCCTTATCAGTAATGGTAGCAGGACCGTCCGGTGGTGGAAACTTCTTAAGGAAACTAAACTACTCGACCTCCTATTCATAACATTTCATAGCCAGCAGAAAGCAGACTATAAGCATATTGCTGAGATTACTAATTTATTCCTTGATGAAGAAACTGTTACTATCAATGCAGTGACTTATATTAAAGATTCTATTGATTATGCGATTGAAGGCATCGAATATCTTATTGAAAACACAGGATCGGCCATCAGCACGAACGCAATGGACTTTGGTTCCGATAGCAGATTGACAGAAACTTCGATTGGCGCCGAAAAATTTAATAAAATCGTGAACGAGTACAATATAATCTTAGGAAAAAACTCACCAAATAAGAAACAATCTACTATTCCTAGTCACTTATTCCCCTTTCGCAGCTTGGTAACCATTGAGTACAGTGACGGTTCTTATCAGGAAAAAGACGTTACGCAGATGATGAAGTTAGGTGAGAATAGATTTCAAGATTGGAGTTGTTTTTCCGGCATTGATACTATGGTTATTGAAAACGGTATAAAGTTTAGGGGAGGTTGTAAAAGAGACGCAACAACGTTCGAGTCTGGCAACCTAACATTCTTTGATAAACCATTTAAGTGTGATGTTGATGACTGTTATTGTGCAATGGACATGATAACTACTAAAATCAAAACCAAAGTATAAATACAGTTGTTATGAACATATATTGGCTACTCGCATTTCTTCCGATATGGATCATCCACTCGTTGCTCTTTGTGGGTGTAGCTGGATTGTTAGTTGCATTTTTTGTGCAACGTGTTCCCATCGTCAACACATATGGATATTTAATCAAGATTGTATCCTTAGTATTAGTAGTACTGGGACTGTTCTTGCAAGGTGCGTTAGCATATAAAGAAAGCACTGCATTAGCAGTAGCGAAGCTTGAAAAGAAACTTGCAGAAGCCGAAGCAAAATCACAAAAAACCAATGTAGAAATTGTTGAGAAGATTGTTAAAGACACGGAAATCGTCCGAGTAAAGGGCAAGACTGTCACTGAATACATTGACCGTGAAATTGTCAAATATGACAATTTTTGTGAACTTCCGGCTGAGGTCATCCGCGCACACAATGCTGCTGCTACGATGGATCCTAGCAAGCTTGAGAGTGACAAGAAGTGAAGAAGTTAATGATTCTTCCTCTGCTTGCCCTAGCAGGTTGTAGCATCACAGCAGTTCCAGTTGTCCCTAAGTTTCCGGAAGCCCCAGCAACACTCTTGGAAAAATGCGCTGATCTTAAAGAAGCCACTGAAGGTATGAGTCTTACAGAATTCACAAAGACAGTAGTAGAAAACTATGTGCTTTATCATGAATGTAAGGTTAAAGTTGAAGGCTGGAACGAGTGGTATACCAAACAAAAAGCTATTTTCGAGACTGCAACCAAAAAGTAATCTGGTCTTCCGTTTGATAAATACTTAATATAACGGAAGATTGCGAATGAGTACAACACCCCTCTATACACAAGAAGTTATTAATATCGGAGCCCAGCCCAACGATGGTGCTGGTGATCCGCTTCGCGTTGCTTTTGATAAAGTTAACAATAACTTCGCTAATCTGTTTCAAACGTTTGTTAACTCAACAGTAGCATACTCGTTCGGCAATACTGCCGGACAGGTAACCTTTGAAACTCCTGCTAATACCTTTACTCAAGGTCAATTCTACGTTAAATCACTTAACGGTGGAACAGCTAACAGCCAATCTATACAACTATTCGCACAAATTAATAACGATCTAGATGACGTTAAGTTCACTGGTTATGGCTCAACCTTTTTCGGTAACGCAATTTCAAGATATGACATGATTGTTGAACCTACCTCAGGTAACGTGCAAATTCTAGTAAATCCATTAGTAACTGCTGACTTGACACATTATATTGCCTCACAGATCATGTGGGCCGGACCAAACGTAGCAGGTATGTTTTTGGGCGCTGATGGCTACGTTGACACAGGTCTGTCATCCGAAACAGACATTCTACTAACCACAGAACAGTCTGGCTAATGAGAGCATACGAATTCATAACAGAATCGGTTACCGATGGATTGAATGTTGCATCCTATGCACTACCGAATACCTATGTTATTCCTGAATTGAAGAATAATGACTTCTATCAATTATATAGATTCGGAGTAGCAATTGCAGATGTTCGTGGAACAAGCGGCCCCGAAGATGGTGTTCAAAATGAGTTCAAGCACGAATTTAAAGCGGCAAGTGAATGGGGCGAGAATCAAGTAGTATCTTCTGAATTTGATACTGATATTGGACAAGTTATTGACCAAGCATTAGCAAAAGTAGGCAAGCGTGGCAAAAAATCAGTAAGTACGCCAGGTAGCGATGAGTTACCAAACACCGGAACGCAATCTACTCTTAAGCCTTTCAAAGGATATAAGCGATGAGAGCGCACGAGTTTCTAACTGAAGAATCGCACGGCACTCATCTAGGTAAAATATCTAAGCGCCAGCAACAATCTACGGTTGGATTGAATGTATTTGCTATTAGTCAGTACGATAGAACATATGACTTGAATAGAGTTATGATGGCGGTCGCATCAACTGATGGTAAAATTATTCCTGACATGGAGCAAGAAAGTTGGGTAGGTAAACAAAATACTGCTCACCCATATACTAAAGTAGAGCAAGATATGTTAAAAATAGCATATAAAGCAGCAGGAATACCTTTTAAAGATTTGAACAAGGGTGATTTGGATAGCGAAGAACTAGATTCTACACAAGACCAAAGCCCTATCAAGCCCTTCAAGGGATATAAGAAATGAGAGCTAGTGAATTTGTAAACGAGGGTAAAAAGGGTTCTGTTCCTAAAAGACACGATACGGCTCAACCCGGCGCCTACAAATTCAAAGATGACGGAACCGACAGAACTTATCACTTAAATCAAATCATGAAAGCAGTAGCAATGGCAGATGGTTCATCTACTAAAGCACTTAAGATGGATGACGAGAGTTTTGCTGGTAAGAACAACGTAGCTTATCCCTATAGTGACATAGAACATAATATGATGCAACAAGCATTCAACACGGTATCTCCTACCCAAGCCAAGCAGATGATTAAGGGAAGAGACAGTAGTGAATTAGATAGTGTTAACAAAATCAGCCCAATTAATCCTCGTAGAGACTATAGAAAAAAATAATCACTACTAGATCACTGCATAAGTAATTTCATGCAAAACTTAATCGATATCAACCAAACTCTTGACTTGATCAAACTCAAGTTCTATAATGAATGGCTATACACTGCTCACGTACATGAGGAAGGCAATAGTCAGATGCACGCCGCGCTTACTAAGCAAGTCGTGGAAACCTACATTGATCCAATGGAGCTTCCTAAGGACGCACACATTCTTGATCTTGGGTGCGGCCCGGGCTACTTCCTTGACGCAATGAAGGAACGAGAATATACTAATGTAACCGGTGTGACTCTTTCACCGGGCGACCAGCAGACCTGCAGAGATAAAGGACATAATATTAAGGGGTATGACTTAAGTTTCTTGCCGCAACGGCAAGGTTACTATGATGAATCAGTTGATTTCATCTTCCTTCGTCACGCCCTTGAACATTCACCTTACCCTATCTTCTCACTGATGGAATACAATCGTGTTCTCAAGCAAGGTGCAAAGATTTATATCGAAGTTCCTGCCCCGGACTGTGATCGTAAGCACGAATTCAATCTAAATCACTATAGCATCATGGGTTCTACTCAGTTGGGTGCATTATTAACTCGTTGCGGATTCAATATTGATCAGTTTAACAATTTGGAATTTGAGGCAAGTGGTCCAAACACCGAAACTAATGATCCAGAAGATATTGTCAGCTTTACGGAAAAGTATTACTGCATTGTTGCTACTAAAGCACGACCACTCGACATTAAGTAATATAATACAAAAGATTGCAAAGCTTCTCACCCGCACTAATACTGCGGGTGATTTGTTATTAAGAACCCACACAATACCCGAATAAATACTATTATGGCAAACACACCAACCTTAATTAAGGACCCGTATAAGAAGACGGTTTTCAAGAATCAACAAGAACTTGATGATTTCATGAAGTGCTGCGATCCAGAAACCGGTTATCTATATTTTATGGATAACTTTTTCATAATCCAGCATCCTACCAAGGGTAGTATGAATTATCACCCGTGGGAATTCCAAGAACGATTAATTGATACATACCATCGCTATCGTTTTTCTATCTCACTCATGCCAAGACAGTCCGGTAAATCAACATCGGCAGCAGGTTATTTGCTTTGGTATGCTATGTTTGTGCCTGACTCTACTATTCTAATTGCAGCACATAAGTACACCGGTGCACAAGAAATTATGCAGCGTATACGATATGCGTATGAAAATTGCCCAGACCACATTAAAGCTGGCGTAACCACATATAACAAAGGTTCGCTTGACTTTGAAAACGGATCACGCATTGTGTCTGCTACTACGACTGAAAACACAGGTCGTGGTATGTCTATCACACTTTTATATCTTGACGAATTTGCGTTCGTTCGTCCCTCAATTGCACAAGAATTCTGGACTTCTATTACTCCTACTCTATCAACTGGTGGTAAGGCGATTATCACTTCAACACCAAACTCAGATGAAGATCAATTTGCTCTTATCTGGAAGGGTGCAAACAAGACAGAAGACGAATTTGGTAATACTACTGAATTAGGGGTCAACGGGTTTAGAGCATTTAGAGCATACTGGACTGAACAACCAGGTCGTGACCAGAAATGGGCTGATGAAATGAAAGCTCAACTCGGTGATGATCGCTTCAATCGTGAAATCGGTTGCGAATTTATCATTGCAGACGAAACACTAATCAATCCAAACACATTACTCATGCTTGAGGGAATTGAACCTACTAATAGAATGGGACAAGTACGTTGGTATAAACTACCTGAAAAGGGTAGTCTATACGTAGTTGCACTTGATCCATCATTGGGCACCGGCGGCGATCCTTCTGCTATTCAAATTTTTGAAGCAAGTACAACTACGCAAATTGGTGAGTGGAAGCATAACAAGACAGACATTCCTAGTCAGATTAAACTACTTGCTGAGATTTGTAAGTATATCTCAGAAAAAACTAATGAACCAAACAATATTTATTACTCAATTGAAAATAATGGCATTGGTCAAGCAGCAATTGTGTCGTTAAACGAGTATGGTGAGTCAAATATATCAGGAATTTTCATTAGTGAATCGGGTAAAGGTAAAAGAGGATTCACTACCACTAACAAACCTAAACTTGCTGCTTGTGCTAAGTTCAAAACCCTACTAGAATCAAAGAAACTAACAATACACAGCCGCTCACTTATAAGTGAATTAAAAGCATTTGTTGCATCCGGAGGTAGCTATGCTGCTAAAACCGGCGACACCGATGACTTCGTTATGTCATCTTTATTAGCAATACGCATGATGACACAGTTAGCAGATTATCATGGCGATTTGGAGAGCCAGATTAGAGATCATGATGAAATGATTGCTCCTCTGCCCTTCTTTGCCGTACTGGGCTAAGTTGGCATAAATATCATTATGGCTACAGATTCAGAAAGTTTTAACAGAGATTTATATGACCTTCTCAAAGTTAGAGGTTATTCTCCAGTACCACTAGATTCTAAGAATCAACGAGTATCAGCGTCTCAGGATTCGGATGTTATTGAATTTCAGTTCAGTAAGGACGGCGAGGACTACGGTAAAGTTTGGGCAACAGTAGATGATGCACAGAATCTTATCATATATTATGATGGCGAACAGCAAGACAGCCCAAGCACAAAAACACCGGGTGTTGACTATGATGACACTTGGACTGGGCTACTAAAGTTTCTTAAGATGTGGGCGCAACGCAGACAAATGAGTTTTGAACTATCAAACAAAGACCGTTTAGGTGACGATATGCGTCAAAGGGATTATTATAAAATGAAGGAAAAGCTAGGCGAAAGCTATCACTCAATGGGTAAGAAGGCATCGTATAATGATGCAGTGCCTAATGTAAAGATTGTATTACAACACAACCGCGCACTTGAAGAAGGTGAGCAGCGTTATCGCAATATTGCAAGAATCTATCTTGAAAATGTTGATGGTGAAAGATTCCTAGCCCCGACTAATCGTCCCGGTATTGCTCGTGTATATGCTCGTCACATTGCAGAAGGTGGCGTACCAAACGATGATCGTTGGAACCACATCAAGTCAATTTGTGAAGATTATAACAAGATGGCCGGCTTCGTTCGTGCTACTCGTAATGGTCAATTCAATGAGTCAGCACAGGAGCTTGTAACTGAGGGTATTAATCACTATAATAATCTTCGTGAATCTCTACATAAGATGACAGGACACCGTGGTTATCAGGCATACTTTGAATCATGGAC